CATGCGGAACGGCTATCAAAAAGGCGATCAGGTGAAAATCGAATGCCTTTCCACGGCATCGAAGGTCATTCTCCGGCTTGCGCCGAACGGTTGACAGATGGCGGCCGCCGTGGTACGCTCCAATCTGCCTCCTGTCGAGGCTCGTGGCGTTCCTCCGGCGCTCCCGCCTTTAATCATCGACAGGAGGCTTCTTTTTTTCTTGCATGAATAACTGCAATGTGGTATAATTCAGCATCGGAGGAATCATGAATTATAGTGAATATTTGGAATCTAAACGTATCATAGACATGCCCACGGGAATAGAAGGAGAGATTGAAATAAATCCTCTTCTGTTCGATTTCCAAAAAGACATCACAAGATGGGCGCTCAAACGTGGACGCGCTGCAATCTTCGCCGATTGCGGATTGGGGAAAACCCCGATGCAGCTCGAATGGGCGCATCACATTCCCGGCCGTGTTCTGATCGTCGCTCCTCTCGCGGTCTCCGCGCAGACTATTCGGGAAGCTCGGAAGTTCCATGAAGAGGAAATTGTCTATTCTACCGACGGGAAAGGCGATTCGAGAATCCTTATCACGAACTATGAACGGATCGAGAAATTCAATCCCTCCGATTTTACCGGGATTGTTCTTGATGAATCGTCGATCCTAAAATCGTACACGGGGAAATACCGGACTGATCTGATCGAACGATTCGGCCAGGTCCCGTTCCGGCTTGCTTGCACGGCGACGCCGGCACCGAACGATTTCATGGAATTGGGGAACCACGCCGAATTCCTTGGGGCGATGAAACGTACCGAGATGCTTTCCATGTTCTTCGTTCATGATGGCGGCGAGACGCAGAAATGGCGTCTCAAAGGACATGCGGAGTCCGAGTTTTGGAAATGGGTTTGTTCCTGGGCAGTCATGATCCGGCGCCCTTCCGATCTTGGATATGAAGACCGAGATTTTATCCTGCCGAAATTGAACATACATCAGATAACAATCGAGGATGAAAGCGACGCTCCTGGTATGCTTTTCCCTGTTGAAGCGGTGACGCTCGAAGAACGACGGGAAGCGCGGAAGGCGTCCATCGAATCGAGAGTAAGGAAATGTGCCGATCTTGCAAACACGCTTTCCGATCAATGCCTCATATGGTGCGACCTCAATAATGAATCGGCAAAATTAACCGAATTGATTCAAGGCGCTGTTGAAGTCAAGGGATCGGACACGGAAAAGCACAAGGAGACCGCAATGCTCGATTTCGCTCAAGGCAAGATTAGGGCATTAGTTACGAAACCGAAAATAGCGGGATTCGGGATGAACTGGCAAAATTGCCATAATGTATTCTTCGTCGGCCTTTCCGATTCCTACGAGGCCTTTTATCAGGCAATTCGCCGATGTTGGCGATTCGGGCAGAAAGAAGAAGTGAATTGCTATATCATAACGTCTCACCTTGAAGGAGCGGTTGTAAAAAACATCATGAGGAAAGAGGAGGATGCAAACAGAATGGCCGAGGAAATGGTTGTAAACATGAAAGAAATCAATACCGAAGAAATCCACGGGCTGAAAAGGGACGTATCGGAATATCAAACCGGGAAAGAAGCGGGGAATATGTGGGAAATGTATCTCGGAGATTGCGTAGAAACTATGTCGCAATTGAAAGATGAATCGGTTCATTTCTCGATATTCTCCCCGCCCTTCGCTTCGCTCTACACCTATTCGAATTCTGATAGGGACATGGGGAATACGAAAACGGAGGAAGATTTCCTCCTGCATTTCTCGTATCTCGTCAAAGAACTCTACCGCGTTTTAAAACCAGGAAGGCTTGTATCTTTTCACTGCATGAATATCCCTACTTCAAAGACGCATCACGGCTATATCGGACTTACTGATTTTCGCGGAGATCTTATCAGGTCCTTCGAGAAAGAAGGATTCATCTATCATTCCGAGGTATGCATTTGGAAGGACCCGGTAACAGCCATGCAACGGACAAAGGCGATAGGGCTGCTCCATAAACAGCTCACGAAAGACTCATGTATGTCACGGCAAGGCGTTCCGGATTATCTCGTCACTATGAGAAAGCCGGGAGAAAATCCCGAGCCGGTCGAAGGAGAGCTCGATCATTTCGAGGGCGATATGGGCACGTTCAAACATACCGGGAGATTGTCCATTGACATATGGCAACGCTACGCTTCGCCGGTATGGATGGATATAAACCCATCTGACACGCTTCAGGGGCGAAGCGCAAGGGCCGAAAAGGACGAACGGCATATCTGCCCGCTCCAGTTGCAGGTCATCCATCGTGCGTTGCAGTTATGGACGAATCCCGGAGACATCGTTCTCTCTCCTTTCGGTGGGATCGGTTCAGAAGGTTATGAGGCTATCGGTCTCGGGAGACGGTATATCGGGATCGAACTCAAGAAATCCTATTTCGATCAGGCTGTTGAAAATCTTAGGAATAGGGAAGCAGAAATAAAGTCATCGTTCCTTAATTTCGATGGAACAAAATGAGATCCCGAATCCTATGCAAAATGACTAACACTTGTCTTTTCGCCTCTCTCGTTATTGAGAACGGAAAGCACTATTGGAAAAGCGACGAGGGGGCCTATCTCGGCGAGGTTGGTAAACTCCCCGAATATTATCGGGTAGTCAAAATCATCGACGAAAGGAGGAAAGAATAGCCTGGACGGGCTATATCGTCCCGGCCTTGTCCGTATGGACTGGCTGAAACGGTAAAGGATTGGAAAGTTGACTCTAAACCCTTTCCCGCTGCCTGTCGTGAGATACGCGGCGGGATTTCCTTGCAAAACAAAATGGCGTGTGCTATACTTGATACCGTGGTTTCCGGGACTGAACCCCTGGGAATAGCAAGAGGCCGTATTGATCTACGGGGGCCGTCGAAAGGCGGCGAGGTTCAGCCCCGTAGGTCTGTACGGCTTTTTATTTGGCGGGTTGAATGAGCGATAACAAACGGTACTATTACCTGAAACTTAAAGAAACTTTTTTTGACCTTGAAGAAATGAAGATTCTTGAAAGCCAGAAAAACGGTATAGAATATCAAAACCTATATTTAAAATTGTGTTTACTTTCTTTGAAATCCGAAGGAGCTTTGCTTTTTAAGGGAACAATCCCGTACGACATGAACATGCTTTCTACCGTTCTCCGAGTAAATATTGACACCATAAAAACCGGCATAGAAATGTTTAAAACGCTCGGATTGATTGATGTTCTTGACTCAGGAATTATCTACATGCTTGATATCCAAACTCTTATTGGACAAGGGTCGAGTGAAGCCGATAGAGTAAGAGTCTACAGGGAGAAAATAAAAAAGTTATGCGGGTGTACAAATAGTGTACAAACGTACAAAAATCGTACACCAGAGTTAGAGTCAGAGATAGAGTCAGAGTCAGAGTCAGAATTAGATAAAGAGATAAAGAGAAAGGGATTCAAAAAACCGACAACCGATGAAATATCCGCTTACTGTAAAGAACGGGAGAACACGATCGATCCTCAACAATTCTTTGATTACTACGAATCAAACGGATGGAAAGTAGGCCGAAATCCTATGAAAGACTGGAAAGCGAGCGTACGATATTGGGAACGAAACCAAAAGGGGAATAAGAATGGAACAGCAAGAAAATCCGAACCTTGGAAAGACCCTGACTACTACAAAAACAATGACGTGTGAAAAGCACGGGGAATATCGTGCCGAGAATACGATTATTTTCGGTCATGAATTTAAGACACAATGCCCCAAATGTATCCAAGAAAAGTTGGATGAAGACGAATCTGAGAGATTGGGAATAGAAAAAAAGCAAAATGAAGAACGCCTCGAATCAATGGGGATCAGGAAGAGGTTTTATTATTCAACGTTCGATACATACAGGGCCGAGACGAAAGATCAAGAGATTGCATTGACTGTTTGCAGGGATTTTGCCGAACGGAAGAAAGAAGTATCTGAAACCGGAGAGAATCTTTTTCTTGTCGGCATGCCGGGGACAGGTAAAAATCATCTTGCATGTTCAATAGTCCGGGAGTTCGGGAATGGATCAATTATTGTAAAAGCTTCCGACATGATCAGGAACATTCGGGAATCATACCGGAAGGACAGCATAGACACCGAACAATATTTGATCGAAAAATATGCATCTTATCGGCTCCTTGCCATAAATGAAATCGGAGTTCAATTCGGTACTGAAGCTGAAAAGAACATAATTTTCGAGGTTATCGATTTGCGCTATGAAAATATGCTCCCGACGATTTTCATATCGAATCTCAACCTTCAGGAAATAAAAAACTATATCGGCGACCGTGTGATAGATCGAATGATGGAGAACGGAAAGGTTGTAATATTCAACTGGAAAAGTTTTAGGAGGAAATCATGATCGAGTACTTCTGCCCTATCTGCCTTACCGAAGGGGTATCAATGGACGACGAAAAGAAGCGTTGTCCTTACTGCGACAACCATATCCGGGAAGGGAGGCCCGAGATAAGTTTCAGGATAAAGTGAATCGGTCAACCTGAAAAATTCGCAAAAAATGAGTTGCAAATCCAGTGGGATGTGGAATAATTAAAGCCTCCCTCGTATGAGGGAGTATCAAGCGGCCGAACGGCTATACTGTTCGGGGTTTGTCG